TAATCATTACAAGTTAACAATCATTACAATAACCCATGACCCATACCCCGGTATGGACCCCACGCACATGGCGGTTTTCATGTGGGTAGAGGTCATTTCGTACACGCACACGCACGAGTACACGCACAAGAAGACAAAGAGACACCCCCGTAGGCCAACCCCATACCCCCCCAGTCCATATAATAAAAATTGTATATATTTTTAGGAATTCTTCATGAAAATAGGGACCTTTAAATGCATCTATTTGATACACTTATATACATTATGATATAAAATATCATCAAAATTTTAAAGTTATTTTAAAGGCATTTAAAAAAATTTGTAAATATTTGTAAATTAAGTATTGACTTTTTCATTGAATTATGTTATAATACAATTAAGGTAAAGTATGGTATAAAAGGAGGACGCGATATGTCAGAGATACCACAGAAAATTAAAGACGATATGACAGCTGTACTCCAAGAATATGCAAATCTTGGAGTTATTGGTAGAGCATGCGATAATGCTGGCGTTCCCCGTGGTAAACATAAAGAATGGATGGAGAAGTATCCGGTATATCAGGAAAGATTTGAAGAAGTTAGGGCTATGTTCGTTGATGGACTTGAGTTGATAGCTATTGAACGAGCTAAAGAGAAAAGTGACAGCTTATTGACTTTAATGCTGAAGTCTCACAGACCAGAGATATATGGAGATAGAAGCGAAGTCAGACATACCGGAATTGGAAACCAGATACAGCTTGTGTTTGCTGAGGGGCTGTTGAATGACGAAGAGAAGAAATTATTGACGCAAGAGCCTGAGGAAGAAAATGGCTAGGAAGAGGATTGGGCCGGCTCGGCGACTGGCGACATATGACCCACATCCCCATCAGATTACGTTTCACCAGGACTTACATAAATATAGGGCGCTTGTGTCAGGTGTTGGTGCTGGTAAAACCCGTATGGGGGTTGAAGAGGTTATTAAATGGACTCAGCTGTACCCAGGTAGTCTTGGTGTTATTGGTAGGTTGACTGCTAAGTCGTTGAAGGAGACTACTCAGAGAAGGTTCTTTGAGGTGTGTGACCCTAAGCTAATTGAGGCGTTTAATCAGTCTGATGCCCACCTGTGGATAAAGACAAATGAGATTGATGAGGATGGAGAACCTGTCTATAGTGAGATACTGTTCATGCACTTGGATGACCCTGGACCACTTGGTTCTTTGGACATTTCTTACTTTTGGATAGACGAAGCTCATGAGCCAGATGGTACCGAAGTACCTGAAGCTACGTTTGATATGCTGTGTGCCAGACTTAGGCATCCGATTGGGCCATGGAGAGGATTTGTAACTTCTAACTCTGGTGGTAAGGATTGGGTTTGGAATAAGTTCTTTAACCCTGCTAATAGGCATATCATGCTTGAGTATATTGGTTGGACTGTTCCGACTAGGGCCAATGCTAAGTATTTACCTCCGGGTTATGTTGAAGAGTTGGAGAGAACCCATGATAAGGTTTGGGTTGAGAGGTTCCTGAACGCATCGTTTGACGCATTTGAGGGGCAGATATTTACTGATTTTGTAGAGGAATTCCACACATTTAAGCCGGATGACCTCGAGATTAGTCCGTTTTGGGAGCATGGTGCTGGGTTTGACTTTGGAGTTAGTGCACCTACCGCTTGTGAGTATGGTTGCATAAATCGAGATGGTCAGATAATCATATATGATGAGGACTATGAAGCCGAAGCTGATATAACTAAGTTCGCTGCAGGGATGCTAAGAAGAGGATTTAATTTCTCGTATGCTGACCCGTCTGTAGTAACAAGGGGACCGAATAAAAAGAGTCCTAAGCAGTTGTATCAGGAGGAAGGTGTATCACTTATACCAGCTTCTAATGATGAGGACTTTTTCATAACTTACTTCATAAAATTACTAAGAGAAAGACTTCCTGATGGTAGGCCGAAGATACTGATTAGTACTAAGTGCAAGAACTTGATTGAGCAAATTAAGCAGGCAGCTTGGGACCCTAAGACTGTAACTGGTACTACTCACGATAAAGTTAAGAAGATGGAGAACCATGCTCTTGACGCATTTAAGTATTTTATAAATGGTGTAGCTTTTATGCCAGGCAAGCTAGATCCTGTGGTACCTCAGTCTGGGCTTAAGGCTGATACTATAACTGTGAATGGAAACTGGGTACATGAGAGTTATATGGAAGATGAAGACTTAGAGCAGGAGAACTATTGCCACCCTGAGGTAAAGGAGGCGATAAATAATGTACTATATTCTAACTGAGATACTTGCTATATGTGCGTTTATTTTAGGCTATATGTTTGGTAAACGGAATGAAGTTAAAGAAAGAATTGTATATAAGACTGTTGAGTTGGATGAAGACATGGACCCGATTTCACCTGAGGACCAACAGTTGTATAAAAAATTAGAGGAGGCAGTAAGGTATGGCGTTGTTCAAGAAGAAGACTATTGAAGAAATTGACTTCGTACAAAGTGAAAAAGATACTGAACTATTAAACTACATTATGGAGCGATATGTTGCTGCTTATTCTGCTAAGCAATCGTTGGGGCTCGATGAGTTATGGTCCAAGTGTCAAGACTACTGGGCTGGGGAGGTAAACTTACCTGAGAGTGAGGAAGACCCAGGCTCTGAGACTAATATTATTCAACCGATAATTGAGTCTCAGGTAGCTGATATTGTTAATGGAGACATTGATATATTAGTTAAAGGATTAGGACCAGCTGACCAAGTGTTTGCAAGAGACGTTACTCAGATACTGAAGTGGATTTGGCACCATAATAAAATGACTGAGAAGCTTGATGGGGCTGAGAGAGATAGATTAAATCTTGGAAATGTTATATGGAAGGTATTTTGGGACCCTGACGCTATGGGTGGTAGAGGGATGCCTACCCTGTGGGCATTAAGTCCTGACTCGTTCTTCCCTGACCCCAAGGTTACTGACCCTAATAATTTGCAAGATGCTGACTATATAATACAGACTTCATGGCATTCAAGAAGAAAACTTGTCCAAATGTTTGGTGAAAAAGCTAAGAGAGTTAAACCTGAGAGTAATGGTGTTGCTTATGACCCTAGAATATTTGGAGAAGCTGACTATACAGGAACTGACGCTATTATGAATGACCAAGCTTTGTTAATTGAATTCTGGGAGAAAGATGAAGATGGTAATTTAAGACTTGTGTATTGTACTAGAGACGTTATATTAGCTGACTCCGCTGAGGACGATCAAAAAGCTATAATACCTGAGGAGACAAATAAATACCCATTCGTTATGATAGTTGGATATAAACGTAAAGGTAGAATCTGGGGAATGGGTGATACTGAACAGCTTATTCCGGTACAGAATATAATAAATGACTTAGATGACCAAATACGCATGAACGCAAGACTAATGGGTAATGCTCAGATAGTGGTAGGTATAGGTTCTGGTATTAATGTTAGAAAATGGACTAATAAACCTGGTCTTAAGATACCAGCAAAAGACCATACAGCATTTGAAGTAGTACAACCACCATTTATTCCAGCTTATATAAATAATAGACGTGATAAGGCATTTTATGAGTCTGAACTTGTGTCTGGTCGTTCTGAGGTGGTTGAAGGTAGAAGATCTGGTTCACTTAGAGCTGCATCTGCTATAATTGCGTTACAAGAAGCTGGCTCGAGAAGAGCTAATCATAAAAAATTAATGCTACAAACCGGTATTAGAGATTTACTTGACATAACACTTGACTATGTTAAGGAATTTATGACTACTGAGCAGGCGTTTGACATAACTGAAAAAGACAAAACTGAGTACCTGTGGTTTAGAGGTTCTGACCTTAAAGCAATACCACAGTTGACATATAATGAGAATTTTGACCCAGAGAGTGATGATTTAGAACTTAAAGGAAGATATAAACCACTTTATGATGAGCCGACTATAAATGAGTTCGGTGAAGAACAACCTGGTGAACTTATGACTAAAGTTGCTGAGTTCGATATTGAAATTCATATTGGTGCTGGTATGCCTAATAACAAATCATTCTTATATGAGGCTGCTGTTGAGCTCCATAGAGAAAATATTACTACTACTGAAGAAACAAGAGCTACATTGAAACAAGTACTTAACTGGCCTATAATTGACCCATGGTCACCAGAAGGAGTATTTGCTGGTCGAAATAGTTCTGCAGACCAACTTGATATAGCCAATTCTATAACGGGTCAACAGCCAATAATGCCACCAGAGCAACCACCGATGCAATCCCCAATGCAGCCTGTCCAACAACCCACTGTTGACCCAGCTATAATTCAGAGACTGCAGCAAATGGTAGGTTCTGGTACTGTAGACTATGCACAACTATATGCTTTGCTTAGTCAATTACCCCTTGATGTACTTAATCAAATACTTGCAGGACTTCAAGGAGGAGTGCTATGATAAAAACTAATGTAAATAAGTATTTTAATCATGGTTTTTCAAACCCTATGTTACAACAATACGCTAACGAAGGGGCTAATGTATTAGTTTTACCGATATGTCCAAAATGTGAGAGGATTGGTCTTAGAGATAAAGGCTGGGCTCTCCACAAAACAATGGCCTGCCCACACTGTGGCTATAATGGTCGTGCTACACACCAACTTAAAGCTTATCTTGATGAAGAATTATATAATTAGGGTTCAGCTCCTTTAATGCTGTAGGGTTCAGCTCCTTTAATGCTGCTAATACGGGTGTAGACCTGAAAATACTAGGAGGTTAAAATGGATAATGAATTATTACAAGAGGACCTTATAAATGAAGATGAATTTATTGACGACAACGAAGTCGAAGACGATGATGAATCTATTGAGGAACCAGAAACAGAGGAAGAAATTGATGAAGAGGACCAAGAAGAAGAACATTTTTATACCCAAGAACAAGTAGAAGCAGCTATAAAAGCTCGTGTAGGTACTTTTAATAGAAAATTAGACAAAATGAAACCCTATGAGACAGCTGTTAAGAAAATTTGTGAACTTACCGGGTTGGATGTTAATACTTTAATAGGCAGACTTGAGGGTATGTCTGACATTGAGCAAGCTAAAATTCTTGGTATAACTCCTCAGCAGTTAGCTCAACAGAAACAGTTGAAGCAAACACAGAAGTCTGTTACTGAACAAGCTCAGAAATTACAAAGAGAATTAGATGAGCAGAAGCTTATGGCAGACCCCAAATACAAAGACTACCCGTTATTTAAGGAAGAAATCTACGAAATTATGGATGATAACCCTAAATTAACAATTAAACAAGCTTATATATTAGCAAAAGGAGAATTAGGTACTAAAGCTGCTGTAAGGGACGCCGAACAAAGGGCTATAGCAAAAATGACTAAGTCATCTAATCAAAAAGTAGTAAAACCGGGAAGTACAGGTGGAAAATCTGCTCCAAAATTGGATAAAGCTACAATTTCTGCTGCTAGAAGAGTTGGCATGGACCCAGCGGAATATGCTGCTTATGCTAATATGACAAGCTTGGAAGACTATGAAAGAATGAAATCCAAAAAGAAAGGAAAATAAATTATGGGTGTGACTAATTTAGATATACTTAAATTAAAAGGTTTAAAAGTTGATGTAACCTTAACTCCTATAACCACACCAGATGCCACGGATGAAGATTCTGCTATCGCACTGGCAAATGCTAACAAAGCAAAAATAAATGAAATAATTGCGGCCATTGTAGGCCGTTAAGAAGGGAGATAACACATGGCTAAATATGTATATTCACTAGATAATTCACAGCCAATGACTGTGAAAATTACTACCAATGCTGCCGTTGTAGAAGGCGATATATTAGCAATTACTTCAGGCCTTGTTGGACCATTGACTGCTGCAGACNCTGATATAATCGGTATTGCAATGGGCGATGCTGCTTCTGGGGCTGAAGCTTCAGTACTTTTGTTAGGNCCAATGTCTGTTATTAGAGTTCCNTTTGCAGGTTCTACCAAGAAAACATTGGCTGCTGCTGATAGATTTGGGACTTTGTTTGATTGGGATGCTACTGATAAGGTCTTAGATTTAGATGATACGACTGGCGGGGTATTCGCTGTAGTAAATTATGTCAATGAAGATGCTACTGCTGGAACAGGTACTGCAGATGTTGTTATAAATGCTGCTAAACTGTGGACCGCATAAAAGAAGGGAGATAAACTATGTCATTACAATCAGTCAATTTTCAACAATTACTAGAACCTAAGTTCAGGAAACTCTTCTTTGAAGCTTATTCAGAAATNCCTGAACAGTACAGTAAAATATTNTCTGTAAAGAAATCCAAGAAAGCGAAAGAATACGATTACCACGTATCTGGAACTGGAAAATGGGAAGAAAAACAACCATCCGGTCCTATCGCTGAGGACACTATAGAACACGGACAGGAAGTTACTTATATCCACAAATCATACGCAAAGATGATTTCTGTGGAAAGAGAACTTGCTGACGACGACCAATATAATGTTATTGAGAAACTTCCTAAAGCTTTAGGACGTGGATGTCGTGTTACAGTAGAGGAGACTGCAATTTCTGTAATTAATAATGGTTTTACTACCAATGGCTATGATGGAGTACCATTGTTTGATGACGAACATCCATTGTTAAGAGGTGGTACTGCTAGTAACTTATTAACTGGCGCTGCTTTAAGTGATTCTTCATTAAAGCTTGCTATAGCTGCTATGAAAACTCAAACTCTTACCCAAGAAGGATTTAAAATGCAAGCTAATGCTAAGCAGCTTATAGTTCACCCTGATAATGAGTTTAACGCATTGACTATCCTTAATTCAGCATTACAAGCTGGTACTGCTAACAATGATAAGAATGTTATTAAGAATAGACTTAGCTGCGTAGTTATGGACTATTTAGACGACCCAGATGCTTGGTTCTTGAGAGACCCAAGACTGTCTGAAACTAACTTCTTCTGGAGAGTTAAACCTGAGTTCAAAGCTACTGAGGTATTTGATAACATGGTTGCCAAATATCGTGGATACGCAAGGTTCTCTGTAGGATACTCTGACTGGAGAGGTTGGATGGGAAATCCAGGAGCTTAATGATTAAGGAGGGTACTTGTTATGAAAGGTAAGCAATTACTTAACCAACTTTCAGAATTCGGTGACGATGTAGTTGAAAGTTCTGTTCGTACTTGGATTGACATGGCCCAGAAAGAAGTCGCGCTGGACCTTCCGGTAGTTCAAACGATAACAACTAATAATGTAGTTCAAGGAACCACAGTTCTGTGGCCACTGGTATACTCAATGTACTGTCAGCTTTCGATGAGGATGGTGAGTACCCTCTTACAAACATTCAAATTAAACCAGCCTCTCTAGTTTTTCTAGAGCCGGCTGGTTTTGTTACAGTTACAATTACTACGGGTGTACCAGATTATACAAATATGACTGAAGAATTAACTATCCATCCATTACTTCACTCTGCTGTAATATATTACTTAATCAGTATGTATTATGATAAAGAAGGTGAAGGAGATGATGAAGAGAGTGGTTTAGCTGAGAGATTTTATCAAAGATGGCTTTATTATAAAAACTTAGCTATAGCTAATCTTAGTGGTACTAAACATGGTGAAGATAATATGAGTCCAGTAGATACTTTGGATGTAATGCCAAGGCCTTCTAGCCGTATAAAGAGGGAGTCATATTATGAGTAAGAAGAAAATGATAAGTTTTACTAATTTTAATAGGGGTATTAATAATACCTCTTCTTACGATGAATTAGAGCCATCAGAATTAATAACGGCTATAAATATTGATTTACAAGCTAGAGGTGGATATACTCAACGAAAAGGGTGTTCTGTTTATAAGACATTAGAAGACGTAAATACTCCTATATCTTGTTTAATAAATTATCCTGAGAAACCACTCTTAGTTACTGATAAAAGCTTACGAGATTTTAACAATAATGTAATAACTTTGTTACTAAAATCTAACAATATAGCTTATGAATTTTTTACTAACTCTAAATTGTACTTATTAGATGGTGAAGAGTATTGGGTTTATGATGGTACTACCTGTGTGGCTGTTACTCCGGCAGAGGGATCAGATTTAACTCCTATAAAGCGGTGTACTAGACTCATACAAAGAGGTCAAAGAATGTTTGCATTGGGTGACCCTCAAAACCCTAACTATTTATATTTTTCTGAGATTGGTGATCCAACTAATTTTAAAGCTTCATCTATTGTAAAAGCAGTTACAGATGATAATGATAAGTTAACTGATTTGATGTTATTCTCAGACTCATTACTTGCTTTTAAAGAAAGAGAGATATTTAGATGGACTGGTTGGGATCCCTCTACTGATGTTGAATTTAAGCCTCTTGATATAGGGCATGGTGCAATACCAGGGACTGTACAGGTATCTGAAGACTATTTGCTATTTGCGGATANTGAGGGAGTATTCTGTTTAANTACTGTGGAAGATAGATTGATTAAGTCTTATTATGTNTCCAAGAANATTGAAGNTATATACAAAACCTTAACTAATCTTGACAAAATGAGGTCTATTGTATATAAAGGTAATTATTATCTTGCTTGTTGCGATAATGGTACAGGAAAAAATAATCTTGTTTTAAAGGCCTCTTTAGGTATGGCTTATAACGGTTCAACTGGAGAGGGTGTAAGTAAGCTACTATTTCCGTGGGTTATATATAAAGGATGGAATGTAGCTGATTGGATAGAAGGTGATGATAATGAGTTATACTTTGGCTCATCACTCACGGGTATAATATATAAAGCCTTTGATGGCTTAAATGATGTTAATGAGCCTATATACTCTGAAGCTACTCATTATTTAAAATTAGAAGATGCTGTAGTTGTTAAAAAACTTAAAAAATTGTTTCTAATAGCTCAACAAGATGAGTCTCATGGCTGTACTGTTAGGTTAGATATAGAGGCCGGATATAATACTTATGCTAAAGAAATAGTTATAGATGAATCTGGTTCTTGGGATATTACTAATTGGGACGAATTTGTTTGGGATTGGGTTGATACAGTTATTAAAGAGATAANGATAGGTAAAAAAGTAAATAGAATAAGAATTAAAATAAGCCATGAGGCATTAGATGAAGTAATGACTATATATGGCTTTGCAGCTTATTATAAATCAAAGAAACCAAGGGGGTCTAAGTATGGCATTTCAGATATCGAGATTGTATGATTTTCAGCCAGGTACGAAGGCACTGAGTGGTCAAGTAGATGATGAATTTAACCAATTAGTAGATGCTCATAATCAATTTGACCAATTTGTGGATACCTTCTTGGCTAAATTAGCTAGTACAGATGGTGCTAAAGAGATAGGAGCTAAAGGTGGTAAAACCCTTGATAAAGCTGTATTGTCTGAAGATATACCTTATATTAGGTTAAATGATGATAAAGTAATCGAGACTTCAACTGATGGGGTTACTTGGGAAGCTACTGGTCCAGTAGGACACTTAATAGTCAAATCAGATGGTACATTAATGGCTCAAAGGAAAAGACTAAAATTTAATAATACGGTAATAACTGATAGTCCAGCAACCGATGAGACTATTATTCAGGGTATAACAGGCCCACAAGGACCACCNGGCCCACAAGGACCACCGGGCGAACAAGGTATACCAGGTATACCAGGTATACCAGGAACAAATCTAAATCTTAAAGTAAGCAGACAATACGATACTTACGAAGATTTACCTGCAACGGCAGACATAGGTTATATGTGCC